GTGAGCTAGATAAACTCCCTAGTTGGTATCAGTATTTGTTGTATGTGGCTGTAACTGCTAGTTTTGGTATCCGTGGTGCAGATAAGATCATGGCGCTAAAGGGGAAGACCAATGCCTGAAGTATCTTTAGAGCCAGATCAGGATTTAATGTCAGGTGATCCAGACCTCATAGGCAATACGTTAAACATCATAAGAGCAGGTGGTGAGTGGGGAGCGCCTAAGCCGTCTGGCGATATATACTCCGCTACTCCAGAAGAAATAGAAAGCGGCGAGTACCAAGACTACGACCTTCAGTTAGAAAACTGGTACAACGAGCTAAATGCTGGGATAGAAGCTGGTGAAGTCACTTTAGACGACTTACGCGACTCCGACAGGCAGCTTTACGCTGTACAGGCGTACAACGCTGGTGACTACACAGCGGAGCAAGCCCAAGAGCTTTGGGACGAGGCGTTCTACAACCGTTACGGAGAAGGCACTGAAGGGCTTGCAACAGGCCGCACTGTAACTACTAGCGTAGATGAAAACGGCAATGTAGTCCGAAGCTACGCGTCTGGAACTGACGGGTTTGTGGGCGGAACAGAAACATACAGCCGCATAGTCTTTGGCGAAGACGACGTGTCTTCTTACGACAACTATCTCCAAACGGCTGGAGTAGGATACGAGCAGTTTGACAGAGGATTTGGAGGTTCTGTTCAAGCTGGATTAGCGGCAATAGCTAGCAACCCAGCAGGTGCTGTAATCATTGGAGCTATGACAGCAGGCGCAGGAACCGCTCTTACCTCTGCCATTCAAACAGCCACAGGACTAAGCACTGCGGCAGCTACAGCAGCGTCTTCAGCCATCATCAACTCAGCAACGCAGCTGGCCCTTACTGGTGACTTAGACCCACGACAGGCACTAGCTTCGGCTGTAGGTGGTTACATACAAGGTGGCGGCTTTGGTGAACTTGGTAATTCACTAGGTGAAAGCGAGTTAGTTTCGTCAGTTCAAGATGCATGGGACGATGCCATGACAGCTATAGATGACGTAGGCGGTAGCTTCCTTAAAGGAGGCTCTGAGTGGCTAAGTAAAACAGTTGAGGCAGGAGGCGCTGACGCCATAGCTCAGTTAATAAGCTCCGGTGAAATAGACCCAGAGCAGGTTATAACTGCTGGCCTGTCGGTAGGCGGTCAAGAGCTTATAGGCGATTTTATTGAGCAGTACGGCAGTCAGCTGTTTGAGCAGAACGAGCAGCAGGCCATCGTTGACAGCGAGGGCAATGTACTTCACGTATTCGACAGCGATGAAGCTGCTACGGCGTGGGCAGACGTTAACTATGTGGGCCCAACGGGAACAGCTGAGGGATATCAACTTGGTACTGTAGGCTCTAGCATTCCTGAGTGGATGATCCCTATCCTAGAAGGAGGCGGCGCTGCTGCTGAAGCCATTGGCGGAGCATTGGACGCTGTTGGGATTATTGATCTAGGTAACGACCCTAACTCGGCTCCTCCTCCTAGCTCTGGTGACCTTAACACTGAGGCAGGGTATCAGCCCTATTTCTACAAAGCACCAGACGGTACGACCTACTACTTGAACTTTGAGACAGGGGAGTGGACTGACGTAACCACCAACCCAAATCTAGACCAGTTTCAAGACCAGTTTAATGAGCTAGGTTCTGGCTACTACTCCGACAACCTAACGCCCATTGGGAATCAAGGTGGCGGCGGCCCTAATGTTGGGGACATAGTGCAGGACGTTGTGGACAGTATAGAAAACAACAGCCCACCTACTGTAACTGAGACTGAGCCTCCACCTGTTGTGACTGAGCCTCCACCTGTTGTTGACGGTACTGACGGAACCACCGATGGGGTTGACAACGGAGCCGATAACGGGGCTGATAACGGGGTTGATGACGGCACTGGTGGCGACAATGGCAATAACGGAGCCGACAATGGTACTGACGGTGTTAACGCTGGCGATGGAAACGCAGAAGTTGGCGATGACGGGGACGGTAACAACACCGGCACTGATGGGGATGGCACTGACGGGAAAGGCGATGGAAATGGGGACGGGATTGGTGACGGCCTAGGATCAGGCAGAGGAGGCTCTGGAATGATGTCACCACGTCCGTTTGAAACTTTTATGACAGGAATATCTTACCAAGCACCGACAATACAACAGATAGTTCAAAATCCACAGACTGATTACACAGCTTCTTTGAACGACCTTATTAACAGAAACAGTGGAATGTTCGGATGACATACTTAGAGATAGTTAATGGGGTCTTACGTAGGCTCCGAGAAGACGAAGTAACTACGGTAACAGAGACCACCTACAGTACAATGATAGGTGACTTTGTTAACGATGCTAAGAAGATTGTAGAAGCTGCTTGGGACTGGTCAGGGCTTAGGTCAACCATCGTTGTTCCTACAGTAGCAGATACGTCTACGTACACCCTTAGCAACACCACAACCAAAGATAAGACATTTAATGTAATTAACGATACATCTAACGTATTCATGCAGTATCGACCACAAGAGTGGTTTGACAACGTTTACTACAACAACGAGCCTGCCTCTGGTTCACCTGAGTACTACACGTTCAGCACTAACGATGCCTCTGGTAACACTCAAGTGCAGGTGTACCCTAAGCCTGACGGTGTGTACTCTTTGCGTTTTAACGTAGCTGTACGTAACGATGACTTGAGTGCTGACAGCGATACTATGGCTATACCAGAGACTCCTGTGTTACATCTCACGGTTGCTTTGTCTGTACGTGAGCGTGGTGAGACAGGCGGTACATCGACTGCTGAGTACTTTACTATCGCTAACAGGTATCTATCAGATGCTATTGCTTTTGATGCAGCAAAGCACCCTGAAGATACTATTTGGTACACTCCGTAAGGGACACCTATGGCGCAACAGCTACAGACAATAAACCTCGTTGCTCCTGCGTTCAAGGGGATCAACACTGAGGACTCACCGTTAGCACAAGATCCTTCGTTTGCTGAGATTGCAGATAACGCTGTCATCGACAAACGTGGTCGTATTGCTGCTCGTGAAGGCTTGTCGTTGTACACTACAGACGCTACTGAGTTAGGTTCTGATCGTATACACAGGATACACGAGTTCTACGACAGTGCAGGTAACGAGGTAGTTTTTAGTGTAGGCAACAACAAGATACTTTCAGGCACTGGTACACTTGTGGATGAGACTCCAGCGTCTTACACGATTACTGCTAACAACTGGAAGATGGTTAACTTTAACGATTATTGTTACTTCTTTCAGAGGGGCTACGAGCCTTTAGTGTACAGTGATAGTCTCGGTGCAGTGACTAAAATGTCTGCTGTATCTGGGGCTTCTGTTACATCTGCACAGTACTGTCACGAGGCTATAGCAGCTTTTGGTAGACTCTGGGTGGTAGGGACAACTACAGACAACAACACTATTTATTGGTCTGACTTGCTCATAGGTCACGACTTTAGTGGCGGCTCTAGTGGATCTATAGACGTATCTAAGGCGTGGCCTGATGGCTACGATGAGATACGCGGGATAGCTGCACACAACAACCTGTTAATTATCTTTGGTAACCACAGTATCATCGTATACCAAAACGCAGACTCTCCAGCTAATATGTCCATTATAGACACTATAGCTGGCATAGGGGCTGTCTGTCGTAACTCTATACAACACATAGGCACTGACGTACTGTTCATGTCGCCTTCTGGCTTACGTAGCTTTGGCAGGACTATCCAAGAAAAGTCTATGCCTATAACAGACTTGAGCAGAAACATTAAGACTGAGCTTGTAGACACCATTGCTGCGCGTAGCGAGCCTACTAACGCCGTGTTTAGCCCTGAGAACTACTTTTACTTAATATCGTTCCCCAGTGAAGAGTTAGTGTATTGCTTTGATTTAAGGGCTAAGTTGGACAACGGCGCTTACCGTGTAACACGATGGCCTTCTAGTACCTTCAAGGCTTTCCACAAGAAACGTGACGGTACACTCTTGATCGGCACTAGCGAAGGCATCGGAGAGTACACGGGGTACACCGATAACAACGAATCTTATCGGTTTAGGTACTACAGTCCCGGTTTAACCTTTGGTGACTCCTCTAAGACAAAGATACTAAAGAAGATGAGACCAACCATTGTAGGTGGATCTAGCTTAGTGTTGTCTATGTACTGGGGTTACGACTTAAGTGACGAGTACAGTAGTCGATCTGTGACTCTAGGATCAGATGAAACCTTTGAGTTTAACACATCTGATGCAGAGTTCAGTATCGCTAAGTTTTCTGGTGGAAGCGTCACCAGTAGGCGGCAAGTAAACACTACAGGCTCAGGAACAGTTATTACCGTAGGCGTTGAAGCTGACATATCAGGTAGCTCTCTGTCTATTCAAGAAATTAACGTATATGCTCTATTAGGGAAAACACTATGAATTGGGATCAGTTTTTAAGCGGAGCTGGAGGTCTTTTAACTGGCTTTGGCGGGGCTGCCGCGATTAATAATGCCTATGATCGCTTAGGTACTATCGGAGAAGCCGCACAACAAGGCGCACAGCAGATAGCACAACAGGGGCTAGAGCAAACTAGGTTTCAGCCTTTTGGTGTTACCTCTGCTACAGGGGCTGAGTTTGGTGTAGCTCAGGGGCCAGAGGGACAGCTTATTTCTTCTATGTCTTTGTCTCCGCAAGAGCAAGCCATGCAGCAGTATCTCTTAGAAGGCGCTCAAGGCTTCTATGAGCAAGCCATGGCTCCTACTGCTGATCGTGAACAAGCCATTTACGGACAGATTAGAGCAATGCAAGCGCCAGAAGAGCAACGTAGGCAGATGGCTCTAGAAGAACGTCTGGCTAACCAAGGGCGTTTAGGTGTGCGTACTAATATGTTCGGTGGTACGCCAGAACAGCTAGCGTTGTCTCAGGCTCAAGCTGAAGCACAGAACCAAGCAGCACTAATGGCTATGCAGCAGGCACAACAACAGCAAGCACAGCAGGCTTCGTTAGCTAATCAGTACATGGCAGGAAGTTACGTTCCGCAAGCTCAGATGCTAAACATGATACAGGGCACTTCTTTGTTCCCGCAGTTAGCACAACAAGGCCAACTCCAAGGTGCTGGGCTGTTCGGTGAAGCGTCTATGGGTGGACTTGAGGCTCTACTCGGTGCTGGCCTTGGTCAAGCTAACCTCATGGGTCAGCTCGGTACTGGCCTGTTAACTGGAATGGCTACTCCTAACAGTAATTATGGCGGCTTTGGAGACATCTTAGGTGATATATTTAGCGGCATAGGTAGTTTCTTTGGATCTGGAGGCGACGGTGGCATAGACTACGGATACGACAGTGGATGGAACGAAACAGATCTAGGCTACGCCGAACCTTAATTTAAAGAAGGATTGTAAACATGGCACGTTTTGGACAAATGGCACGTTTTGGACCAGGTTTTATACAAGGTCTATCACAACCTAGTTATATGCAAGGTTTGTTTGACTTAGGTAAGGCCGCTGGGTCTTTGCCGGGAAGGGCTGTAGAAGATAGAAATAAAAAAGACGCTATGGCCGCAGCAACCAGCGCTTTCTCTAGTGAAAGCCCTTCTGAAATTCTTCAGGCTGCTCAAGCAGTACAAGAGTTTGATCCAGCTTTAGCTGAACAGTTACGTAACAGGGCTTTAACCTTAAGGCAACAAAGGGCAGACCTACAACCTGTCAGGGCCCCTAAGCCTAGAGACTTTAGCATTGAACAGAAGCAAATAGATAACGCTGTTGCAAAAAGAAAAAGGCTAGAGCAGAACGTAATGGGAGTAATCCAAAGAAGTAACCGAAGTGAGGAAGATAAGCGAAGACTCATGGAAGGTTACTTAGGTGCTTCTACTGAAGATCTTATTGATTTTTTGAGGACTGGTGGGCCAACGGGCGCTGAAATAAAAAGCACAAGAAGTGGTGGTCAATACATAGACGATAATAAAAACATATATGAGGCAGACATACAAAGAACTGGAAAGGGAACGAACATAAGCTATGTTCCAATTACGCCCGGAGCACCCGAAAAACCAGTAGGAAACCTAACTCCCGTTGGTGGACAGTTCAGAGAAACAGCAGCCGCAGCAACGGCAAGGGAAGCAGGTGAGGCTGGGGCAAGAGAAACAGCAAAAACCTTTGGAGAACTGAGGGTAAACGCAGCAGAAAACATTCCTGAATTACTTAATCAACAAGGGCTTTTAAACCAAGCAGTAGATTCTTTAGACAACATAGATACTACTGGTGTTCCTGCTACAATAGAAAATGAAATAAGAAGGTTAACAGGTACTCAAAGTCCTGATGCGGCTACTTATGAACTCGCCGTAGGTGAGGCTATGTACTCTAGGCTAAAGCCTCTGTTTGGTGGTGTTATTTCTGAAGGTGAAAGAAAAGCAATTGAAAAGCTCTACAACGACCTAAAAAGAGGCAACCCAGCAAATAGGGCAATACTAAAGCAGCTTCAAAAACAAGTTAACGATAGTATTACCAAAGCTAATTTAATTAGAAACTCTGCGAACTTTGAAGAGTACAATACTAAGCTAGACAAGTTCTTCCCAGAAGACACCGCTGAAGCGTCCGTTTCTCAGCCTAAAGTAACAGGTAAATTCAACCCAGAAACCGGAGAGATTGAGTACTATGGCTCAGGTAATTGATACGCCAAAAGGTCTGATTGAATTTCCGGATGAGATGTCCAAAGAAGAAATTTCAATTATACTTAGAAACAAATTCGGTTCGCCTAAAAAACAACAGCAAGAAGAGCCAGCCCAAAAGGAAATGCCGTCTAACCCTAGACAAAGAGGATCTACCATTGCTAATCCTGAGGGTGCAGGCTCTAGAGCTGTGGAGTTTCTTAAGCAAAATATGGAGATACCTCTTGGCATGGGCGGAGCGGCAGGCGGAGTTGTTGCTGGGGCTCCGTTTGGCCCTATTGGGATGGCAGTCGGAGGGATACTAGGAGGCGCTTTAGGTTCTTTTGGTGGTTCAGTAACGTCAGACCTTTTAAACGATGAAGAAATCTCTTACGCTAATGCCATGAAAGAAGCTGGAATTAGTATTGGATTTGACGTAGCTACATTAGGTTTAGGTAAGGTACTAAAGCCAGCCTTTGCTCCGCTTATTAAGAAGTACATGAAGGAAGGGATTTCTGCTGAAGAGGCTGTGAAGAGGATAGCTGCTGAGGCAGGACAAGAGCCAGCTGAAGTTGGATCACGCGAGTCTTTAGCCGCATCACAGGCTATTTTATCTGAACAAGGAGCAACTTTATTACCAACACAGATAAATGCAGGGGCTTTCCCAGAAGCAATGGAAAAAATTGCTCGTCTTGGCTTATTTTCTTCGCCTAAAATCAGTGATAACGTAGCAAACGTAAACAGAGTTGTTTCGGAAGAGTTGAACAAGTTATTTAATAAAAACTTTGTAGACATCCCAGCAGATCCTAGATCTTTAGGCGAGGCAGCATTTAGTATTATTGACGCTGGACGAAAGGCTACAGCTGAGAACTACGTGAATACTCTTGGGGAAATCTCTGTTAGATTCGGTCGAGAATCAGTCCCTGTAAAACCTTTAGTAGACGAGATGGATAACTTTTTAAAGAACAATACCTCAGAAGGCATTGGTTCTACTTTGTCTAAGGAAACGCTTTCTTTTGTAAATGACTTAATGAGAAGGCTAACCGGAAACGATGGAATGTCCATCCCACTATCTTCAGCTATAGAATTAGACAAACTAGTAACTAAAGGTGTGTCTTCTTTTAGTGATATTAAAAGTAATAAATACAATTCAGCTGTGGCACAAGAACTAACAGAGTTTTCTAATCTACTGAAAGACAGGATTGGCGTACTGATGACTACAGCAGCTCCTGATACAGCCGCTGTATACAAACAAATGAAGAAGGACTATTCTGAGGGAATGGCTGGTATTTTACCTAAAATAAACGAGAGGTTTATAAATCAAGCCAACAACAACTCTTATGACCAGCTAGGTAAACTTATGGCTGGTTCTGGAAACATTTCTCAAATAGTAGCTCTTAAAAAGTCCCTAGAAGAGTCCTTTAATAGGGTAGGTAAAGAGTCTCAGAATATACCGGGATATGTTTCAAAGGCTGATGCCGAAAAACTAATTAAAAAATCTTTCTTGGAAAACACCTTTCCGTCAATACCTAAAGGTGAATTTGATGTAGTTAGTTATGCTTCCTTGGCTAAAAAGTTTTCTAAGCCAGCAGAACGAAAAAGACTA